CTTTGCGCTCTATTCGCCAATCCATTTACAGCGCCTGCAGCCGCTCGCCCGGCAACGCGGGCAGCAGCTAATCCGGCCGCGGCGACAAATTGGTTACGAAGTCGCCTGTTGGGATTCTGTTGGGCTAGCATCAGTAAGTTTACTGACTGGGTGTCAGAAGCTGCCATCACGGGGTCCGGTATACCAGTCCCAACTCTTACGCCAGGCAATAGGCAACCTGTCGGTTATAGCGGGATGGCTCACGGGTACCACCGTGTCGAGGTTGGCAAATTCTGCCTCGACCGCTTCTTGCTCAGACACCGTAATTCCATACAACCTCTCTACCAGCAATCTGGCATCAAGAGGAGGTACACTAAGCTCGTCGAGCCAACGAGAAGCACCCTCAATCTTTTGAGCAACCCACATTCTATCTTCATCATAGATCAACCTAAGCCGTACACCGGATGCTTTACAACAACGAATGATGTAATCGGAAAAGGGCCCAAGAATCGGACATTGTGGGAACTCTGCTTTTAGCGAGAGTGCTTTAGTGTAACGCAGATTCCAGAGGGTGTTACCAGTCGCTCTGATATCTGCAGTCCAACCGAACTTAGTCAACCGTTCGATCGGGTCCGTCACCTGCACAGCGTTATCTGTGAACTTCATCTTGCAGAAGCCGGCTTCACCAAGAGAATTAAACAACTCAATCTTGCTATCAAAGCCCAGTCTGGCGAACATTTCCCGGGTGGGGATGGGGCCATCCATGCGAACAAGGCCATCATCACCTTCAAACACACCGACAGGATCATAACCTAACGCTCGGCACACAAACTTGATCATCATCAAATTTGTAAACCCATTACCGAGAGACGTCCACAAATCTCCACTCATACGTCCTTCAACGCCTGAGACCACAAATTTGCGGTAACGGAGTTTGTGTTTCATGGTCATGTCGTGGACAATAAACTCACATAATGTCGAGTCCAAGGCGCCTATCATATGCCTGACCAATCGCACTTCACATTCCTTAGCCAGATCAATAGTGATAGACGACTCCCAACTAGTGACGTCTAGTCCTAAGTATTGACTACCGGGTTTATACAACAACTCAATCAGCCTCTTTGCTCTCTCGTCTGTGGACACACCTTTAAGGAAGTGTTGGGGTAGTTGCTTATAGACGCTTTGCTCCAGCGCTTTAAAAGCTCCTCCAACATAGCATTTTTCTGAAAATGAACATCCTGCGATTCCACGGACCTGCTTCATCTTTGTCAACCATTCCCGCTTTCCGAATGAATTCTTCTCGAACGCCCGGACATCGGGGATACGTCCTTGAAAATCCCACCTATGCAGCATGCTCGTCTTCGTCTTCGCTGAGTACTTTGATCTGTCTAGATACTCCTCAAACGAATATAGCCGCTCACACGGTTTAAGATTATCACGCAAGAA